GATAATCAAGTAGCAACTCAACTCAGTAAAAACTTAAATAATTTTGCTGTGCAGTTTAAAAATAAATTTGATTGGTGGGTATATAAGGAACTGCATGATACTGGTTATCAAATACAAAGAACTCATCCTAATGGTTTTTATCATTGGCACTCAGATGATGCTAAATCAACAAGACACTACACCTTTATTTTTTACCTAAATGATATTAAAAATGGTGGTTATACAGAGTTTATTGATGGCACAAGAATACAACCTAAAGCTGGAAGATTTCTTTTATTCCCTGCAACGGATATTTATACACATAGAGGTACAGCTCCTAAAAATGAAATCAAGTACATTTTGACAGGATGGTTACATAGAGAGTTTGATGGAGATACAAGGATTCAAGGTGATTGGCATAATTTAATAACAGCACCTCCTGAGAAAAATTCGACGATAGATGATTTACCACAAAACAGATTTGATGCTCAAGATTCACATATAACACTTATAGAGGGAGAAGAATTAGATATTGAAGATAACAATGTACAAATGATTTTAGAATAAAATGGCAATCACAAATACTTGGGGCGTAAGAACTTTATTACGCGACGGTAATGATAAAGTCACCGCTGTTATATATACATGCAAAGCAAAAGAAGGAACTAAAGAATCTTTTACTGACGGAACTATTGAAATAGATGGTGATGTAACTGTACCTTTTGCAGACATAACAGAAGATCTTGCAACTACATGGGCAAAAAATGCTTTAGGAGATAAAGTCGCAGAAATAGAAACTCTACTTGCTAAAGACATCACAGATCTAGTTGGCGTTCCTTGGACTTCCTAACAGCCCAAATACCGTCATCCACAGTTGATAAAATCTATCAACCACTTATAACTGCTACAGAGTGGAGAGATGGAAAAGAAAATGCTGGAGAAAAAATAAGATATAAAAAACTTCAGCATTATCTATCTTTTGACAGTCAGTTACATAACGAACTTTCTAATTCAGTCTACAAAATACTCGAACACGATATTGTTAAAAGTTTTACTATGCCCCGTACTATTACGAATCTTATGTTTACCAAAACTGAGGTAGGCGGTAAGTATGGTGGTCATTACGATAGTGTCTGTATGAATGGAAATCGTGCTGATTATTCCTTCACGTTATTTTTAAACGATGAATATACAGGTGGAGAGTTAGAAGTTAATGACACTCTTGTAAAACCTAAAAAAGGCAAACTTTTTGTCTACCCAACACGGTATTACCATCAAGTAAAAGAAGTTATTGATGGAACACGGTATGTAGCCGTTGGTTGGATAACCTCTTTAGTCCAAGACACAGATATAAGAACTGTTGTCAGCAAACTACAAGAAGTTTCTTTAAAACACCCAGAAGTTAGTAAAGACCTTACATACCTCGAAAATATACTTTTACAAAAATTTGGACAATTTTAAGATGAAATCTCTATTTATTTTACTAGCAGTAGCTATCGCTGTTCCTGTTATTTCACATCCAGCATGGTATTTACATGACCACGGTGACTTGATGGAGCATACCCATGACATATTCCACCCTGAGCATACCCACCATTAATCTACCTCCTGTAGAAACAATAAAGACAATATCTATACCTTTACCTACAGCAGATATACCTTCTTATCCAGTGATGGTCGTACCTCCTAGCGATTTACGACCTCCTGATGGAGTCGAAGGCGAGAATCACGATACAGCAGACACAGGCATAAGAAAAGTAGATATTCCAATATTAAATTTCAAAGTGCCTTTACCAGAAAACGAGATACTAATAACAGCTGGAGCTACGGCTGTAGTGTCTGTAGCCGCAACATTGACCGCGACAGCCGCATTTAAGTGGGCTGTGACTGCACTAAAACCAATATTGAAAACGGCATGGAAGAAGATGACAAAAGGGAATGGCTGCACGACGCGATAAAAATTTTTATCCTTTTGTGGAGCATGGTTCTCTTATCTTGTAACTACATAAAAATACACGACAAAAAAATATTAGATTTCGATAGCACCTTCATAGCTTCGATTTTTAGTACATCCGCAGCCTCTCTAGGGCTGAAAGGAATAGGTAGTGGAAGACTTAATGGTAGTTCAAACGGTAACGGTAACGGACATAAAAAACAATGAAAAAATGGCTAATCCTCTTAGCTCTGTTATCACCCACAGTCGCAAGAGCAAACACAGTAACCCCTCAGTTTACACAGGGGTCGCTAACTTCAACGACCACAACAACTCAGACAATAGTGGAGACAGAACAGGTTCAAGTGTTCGGATCTTCAATAAATACTTGGTCTGGAACAAATGTAACCCCTTCAGCCGATATAGCTGGAACTGGTACAACCTTCTCGGTAACAGACGCAACCAAACCTTTCTCTCTAGAGATGACAATAAGACCCGCAGGGTTAGTAGAGCAGCGAGATTATACGCGCAATTACACAATAAACTCTACTACAAACTCCTTGTCTGTCTTCTCGCAATAGGTAATCCTGTTTTTGCAGAAGAAACCGTAAATAAGTCAAACCCCGTTGCTGCCGCGACGGGAAATGTGACTAATCAAGCAGTCCAATTTCAAAATAATGGAGCTTCTTCGAGACAACAGTACTCGACAGGGGTTTCGTGTAATGGCAGTACTTTGACATTTAGCCCGTTTTATATGGGTAACGATACAAAACCAGAAGTTGAAGATGGTTATAACATCAATCAGAACTGGGGTTTTCAATTAAATTTTAGTATTCCATTATCGAACCGTGGATATGAGCAATGTCTAGAAATAGCGAAACGCCATGAAGAGAAAATGCGGCTCGACTACGAGCTTGTTAGGGCTTTGAAATGCACAGAAATAATGCAGAAGGGATTTACCTTCATACCAAACTCAAGAGTGGCTCACATGTGCAGTGATGTCGTTCCAATTCAATCATTAATTAAACAAGAAGAAAATGTTAGCACTACTAAAACCAATCGTTTTAACTTTTTTAAAAAGTGAAAAATTTAAGGGGTTCGTTGTAGATCTCCTCGAAAAGCTAGTACAGCAAACAGATAATAACCTTGATGACCAAGCGTTAGCGATAGTCAAAAAAGGATTAGACATCGAATAAGTGGAATTAATTACACCGCCCGTAGGGTTTTGGATAAAGGATGATGTGCCAGAAGATTTGGTACAGCATCTTTGGACTTGTATCGAAAATAAAAAAGGGGAAGCTAGATATGCCTTAGCTGGCAACATAAGTCATAGCTACGATATACCTGATATACAAAATAAGTTTTTTAAATACCTACAACCTTTAATTAACAGATATAACGCAGAATTTGGTCATCCTCATCACAATACGTTAGTGCGTAGAAAGTGGGCTTTACAGCTAGATAGGTTCTGGGTTAACTACCAAAAGAAAGGTGAGTTCAACCCAATACATAATCATAATGGCATGTATTCTTTTGTTGTCTGGATGAAAATTCCTTACGACACAGAACAAGAGAAACAAGCTGAATGGATGAGCGATATAAAAATGAGCGAGAGAGTAGCAGGGTGTTTTAGTTTCTCCTATACAAATTTATTAGGACAAATTAAAAATATGGTCTATGAATTAAATTCAGATAATGAAAATATGGTAGTTCTCTTTCCATCTGGATTAAATCATCAGGTTTACCCATTCTATTCAAGCGACGAAGAGCGTATATCAATATCGGGAAACATATCCATAAATCTACAAAACTGAAGGTATAAACATACATGAACTATTTTTCAGACCCCTTCTGGGCGATTCTGAAGGGAGTATTTTTGGCATTTTTCATAAATTTTGTAATTTTGATACCTCTTGTACCTCTTTACCACAATTACCAATTATTAGAAGTAATTAATAGAGCTAATGACAAATAGAGCAAAAGAAGGTGATTTCGAGAATTTACATAACTTACTTACACAAGAATTAATACAACGTATTCAATCAGGTGAAGCAACAACAGCGGATCTTAAAGCAGCTTGTGATTGGTTGAAGGCAAATGACGTTACAGGAGTTGCTTCCGAGTCAAGTCCTCTCGCTGGATTAGCTGGGTTAATACCTGAGCTGGATTTCAACGATGTAAAGAAACACATGAAATGACTTCCTCATCATCACGCTTTTATAAAAAGAACAAAGCGTCTAAAGAAAAAAAGAAAGCTTATGATCGTACCTACCGTAAGAAGGAAAAAGGTTCTTTAGCTAGCGGTGCAAAAAAAGACAGGCTAAAGAAAGAGGATTCTAAAAGATGGTCGGAGCGTCGCCGTCGTGGAATAGCTGGTAAAGGAGGTAAGGATCTAAGTCATACAAAAAGCGGCACGATGGTTTTAGAAAGTAGATCTAAGAACCGTGCCAGAAATGGGAAAAACGGAAAATCAACTAAGAAGTAAATGAACCTATGTTTGAGTCTGGAGATTTTATGGCAAACCTTATTACTTTTCGCTCTAGTGATGCAAAAAGAATTTGGAAGTCGCAGATTAAACTCCGTGACGGAAACAAATGCGTCTATTGCGGTTCGAGTGAAGAGCTGACAATAGATCATGTTCGCCCTCGATGTAAGGGTGGAGAGACAAACTCACATAATTGTGTAACCGCATGTAAGACATGCAACCAAGCAAAAGGGTCATTACCCGTTGAAAAATTTTTATTATTAAGAACTTAAAATGGCAAGAGCAGCAACAATAACAAGCCGTGGCTATGGAACTATTAAGATCGACGGCACAGCAGATACAGCTTTAGCAGCTATCACAACATCAAGCACAGTAAAAGATGTGCTACTAATCCTCGATGCTTGCGTAGCTCGTAACAGAGTTACAGGTGCATCCTCTACAGGTGGCGCAAGCAGCTAATGGCTAAATCCGTAAACCTATCTATAGGTAGAGGAGAGAAGTCAAAAAAAGGCGGCTTAACTGCCAAAGGTAGAGCTAAGTACAACAGAGCTACAGGCTCAAAACTAAAAGCACCTCAGCCCCAAGGTGGTAAAAGAAAAAAATCTTTCTGCGCGAGAATGAAAGGTGTAAAGGGAGCAATGAAAAAACCAAACGGCAAGCCTACTCGCAAGGCTCTTGCCCTTAGACGATGGAAGTGTTAATCATGCCAAAAGGAAAAGGCTATATGCCACCCGTAAAGAAAACAAAGAAGAAAGGAAAAAAGTGAAGTGCAAGAAGAAAGGCTGCAAAGGCTGTAAAGCTTGCAAAAAAAGGTAAAAAAAAAGCCCCCGTTAGGGGGCATTACTCTTAGCTGAGTAGGTTGTGGTCTTCAATACTGTCTTTGCTGAACATCACATAACCTCTAAGCTTTCTAGGTCTTGTGCCACGGCTATCGTAGCTGTCCCAGACTGCGCCATCTCTAACAGCAACCCAATGTCTAGGTAACAACGCTATGCAGTGGCTGGGTACATTCTCTTTGTTGAACTTAAAATCAAATGTTTTTAAGCATGTAAAGCTAGAATCAATACCAAGATCACTAAGGGTATCCATAAGATCCGTCTTGCTTAAGCCCCATGTGGCTGTAGCTTGAGAGTATGGATTGTTCCTTTGCTTTCTGTTAGTAGCAAACTGCCAGACTGTTTTGTAGTCAAGCCCTAATGCTAAACAGATAGCTCTTGTACCGCAATCGCCATGTCTTTCCTTTTTAGGATGTGGATTGCGAAGCATCAATCTTAAACCTGATTGATGAGAGGATTTAGGAAAAGCTAAAGTAGCCATAATTAATACATTGTGTTTAGTGTACTCGACGAGCGTTTAGCCCGTCACTGACATTATAGCATACTCATTTCCACATTGCAACATGAGAAATAAAGAATATTTAGTCGATCAGACAATCCGTTCTGATTTTAAGGTGTTTTTAACACTGATTTGGAGAGAGCTAAACCTTCCAACACCAACCAGAGCGCAGTTTGCCATCGCTGATTATTTGCAACATGGCGGGAAACGTATTCAGATACAGGCGTTTCGGGGAGTTGGTAAAAGCTGGATCACCGCTGCGTATGTCCTATGGGTTCTATATAAAGACCCAGATAAAAAGATTATGGTTATCTCTGCAAGTAAAGAGAGAGCCGATAACTTTTCTATCTTTTGTCAAAAATTAATTTTAGATATTTCATGGATAAGTCACATGCGTCCGAGATCCGACGATCAGAGATGGTCGAGGATCAGCTTCGACGTTGGCAATGCAAAGCCCCATCAACAGCCAAGTGTATCCTCGAAGGGGATAGGCTCGCAGCTAACAGGAGGAAGAGCTGACATACTCTGCTTTGATGACGTAGAGGTAGTTAACAACTCTGCAACTGATGTCCAGAGGGAGAAGCTTTTACAGCTAATAACTGAAGCTGAAGCGATTATCACTCCTAAAGACGATTCTCGTATTTTGTTCTTAGGAACACCTCAAAGTACGTTTACTGTGTATAGAAAGCTCTCTGAGAGGGGCTACAAGCCCTTTGTTTGGACGGCTAGGTATCCTAGTAACCCCCAAAACTACGAAGGATTGCTTGCTCCACAACTTGTCGAAGACTTAGATAACGGGGCAAAAAAGGGTGATCCAACCGATACAAGGTTTACAGATATAGACCTCGCTGAACGTGAAGTGTCTATGGGTAGATCTAACTTTATGCTTCAGTTTCAGCTAGATACAAGTCTGTCTGATGCCGAACAATATCCACTCAAATTCCAAGATTTAATAGTTACACCTTTAGGAGAAGAATGTGCTGAAAGGTATGTTTGGAGTGCCGATCCTCGCTACATGCTTAAGGAACTGGTTGCTGTGGGGCTACCTAATGACCGTTTCTACGCACCCATGCACATTGACACGGCAGCAATACCGTTCACTGAGACAATTTTATCGCTCGACACTTCGGGACGAGGAGCTGATGAAACTTGTGCCGTCATCCTTTCTCAGGCTAATGGATACATTTTCGTTAGGGATCTCAAAGCATGGAGACAAGGCTACACAGACGAAACATTATCTGGTATTGTTCGTCTTGCCAAAAGATATAAGGCAACAAGATTAGTTATAGAGGAGAACTTCGGCGATGGTATGGTGACGGAACTACTTAAACGTCACGCTGTACAACAACAATTACAGGCAAACCTCGAAGGAGTTAGAGCAACAACAAGAAAAGAACAAAGAATAATAGATACTCTTGAACCAGTAATGAACCAACACAAGCTAATTATTGATCCAAAAGTGTTTGAGTATGACTATCACAGTAACCCTAATGAACCTCCAGAGAAACGATTGGAGTATATGTTGGGTTATCAAATGTCTAGACTCCGTAAGATGGCTGGCTGCCTTAAACATGATGACCGAGCTGATGCTCTGGCTCAGGGTGTTAAATGGTTCACAGATGCCGTTGCAATCAGCGCAGCTAAGGCTTCGGCAGCTCGAAGGTATGAAGAGTGGCAAGCGATGGAACAAGCCTTTGTAGACCATCCTCATGCCGCTTGTGATGTGCTAGTGAAGGGACAGTCTTTTATAGACAAGAAATTCCCCTCAAACACTGTCTATGATTGGTCTAAAGGTAGATAATGATTCATTACCAATATGTAAGCAGGGAAAGTGGTGCGTCCCTGTGTGGATATGCGGTGAGATTGACCCCTTGTAATTCTAGGGGTCTTTCCTTGTTGTCCTCACATAACCCCCATTACATCAGGTTTTTGAGCGTCCCCTGAATGTATAAACCTCTCTCAAAGTGCCTCAATCAAGGCTGAGATCCCAGTATTTACTAAGCGAGCGAAGCGAGCGTCCTTTACCCTAAACGTCTAAAGACCTAATCAAGGCACTCCTAGCCGATTAACTGGCTTATATCCGTA